CCTTGCTAGAGATCAATATGAAAAACAAACAACTGCACTCATCAGTAGCCTTAGTTATCAGGGTCAAACAAAGGATCAATGGATAGTTATAAATACAGAGTTAACTGCAGTAGAGTCTAAGTATAAGTCAATTGAAGCAGAAACAAGCAAGTCTGCTAAAAATACAGCGGCAATTCTTGCTTCATGGCAAGCATTAAAAAATAAAACAATTACGCTTACTGAAAATGTAAATAGAATTATAACAACTACAAATATAGTAAACACTTCCTACACAAGTTCTGGAACCCCTCCTAAACCTACTGGCAAAATGTATGGTGGAAAAATTATGCCAATGAACTATGGTGGAATGGTTCCTAACTATATGGCTGTTGGTGGTCGTGTAGGTTCTGATAGCGTTCCCTCAATGCTAACACCTGGAGAGTTTGTAATGAATAAGGCTGCGACTAAGAGGTTTGGTCCAATGCTTGAAAATATGAATAACTCTAAGTTCCCTTCAATGATTAAAGATATGACTCCAGCAGTCTATTCATCTAATAACTCATCTGTTGTAGCACCAACAATTACATCTGTAGCAACAACGGTATCAGATAACTCCAGCACCATGTATAATTATAATATTGGAATTACAGTTCCACAATCAAGTGCAAGTTCTAATGATATTGCTAGAGCAGTAATCGGTCAGATTAAGTATATTGATTCACAAAGAATTAGAGGACAAAAGTAATGGCTACCGCAGCATATTTAACAGGTCGTCGTAGGTATCAAAGACCACAGGCTATACTTTGGTCTGAAAACGCAGGAACTCTGCAAGGTGGGGTTTATGTACCAACAGGCTTTGAAATAGGCTCAGAACCCCCAGAGGGGGCTGATGAAGCCCTTCTAGATCAGTTCTTAATACTCTCTGACCATAATCGAGGGGAACTGCAATTTAAACCAAACAGAATTGAGCAACGTCAAAGAACTATCAATGGAAGAATGAGATCCTACCATATTGCTGATAAATTAAATATGTCGTTGTCTTGGAATAATCTTCCATCTAGAGGTTTTTATCTTCCCCCAGACTTTAGCAATACTACTGGCAAATCAGCCTATACAGGTTCTCAAAATCTAGAGCACACAGCAGACGGTGGTGCTGGAGGAGTTGAACTACTTGATTGGTATGAAAACCACAAGGGACCTTTTTGGATGTATCTAGCATATGACAAATACAATAATTTTGGAAGTGATGCAAATGCCTATACGCATCTACAGCAATATAATCAAATCATTGAAGTTTATTTTGATGATTTTAATTACACAGTTATAAAGCGTGGTGGAAATAACTTCGACCTTTGGAATATTTCGGTAATTCTGGAAGAGGTCTAAATGTTTGTAAATGAAGCATTAAAGACGCACCTTCAAACATCTGCAACAGTAAGGCTGCAATCTCTTATTCTTGCTGAATGGAATATGAATATGCCAGATAACTTTTATAAGTTAGGCAACTATAGATACAGACCAGCAGACAATACTTCTCAATATTTTACACTTCCTAATGATTTTGATCAACTAGATTCTGGTAATTATTTTACAGGAGCAACAGATGCTGACGTTGTAATTGATGGTGGATTTACAGATAGTGATATCCCACAACTATTTAAATCTATAAAAGACAAAATGAAAATGATTTATTCTTTAGAAGATTGTTTGAAACCATTTAGACCACGCTCTGGGATTAATAAACCTTTATATTTTAATAATCGATTCTTAGCAAATTCTGGTGCTTCAATGGCTCAAAGACCAAGATACTACATGCCATCGAGATATGATGAATTTAAATACTGGACTTCTTATAGAACAGAAAATAATGTTGAGCGAGGCATTGCTAAAAATATTTCAAATGGTTTGTATTATATAGATGACGCTGTTCCATTTGTGGTATATAAAGAAAATGTTCCAGCAAATAGAATTGTAATTAAAGTGCAGACAAATGTTGGAGATGTTGATCTTGGACCATTTGCAACGGCAACAGCATCAGTAGCAGATCCTTTATTTGGACCTTTAAATAAAACAACACCAAGTAGGTGGAAGGTTCAATACTTACAAGAAAATAGTTGGGTTGATGCATACTCATTTAGAGAAACTGACACAAGAATCTCTGGAGAACCAATTATAAATACAGATGGATATTTAGAACTTGAGTATGGACTTGTAATACCAGAAGAATATAAGTCTTCATTTATTTTTGCAGAAAGACTTTCATCAGATACCTTGCTTCCTGAAATATCTATAAATGGCTATGCATATCTTGTAATTGAAAATGAAGGTGATCGTGGAACATTTTATATTTGGATAAATGGTGGGTATGTAACATTTACTCCACAGTATAAATGGCAACTGGGATCTGAAGAGGTTGTTAATAATACCAATTTTGTAACAGACTTGACATCCCCAGACCTATTCAACAATGATATATCTGGCAGCCCAACATACAGAGAGTTTCAATACCTACGTGGCATTCGTGTTGTTGTAGATACAATGAATAAGTTTGACTCAACATTTGATTTAATTGAAATGTCTCCAAGATTAGTTGTTGATATTTCTGACAAAGTTATAGATTTTAAAATTACAAAAACACTTTCAGACATAGGCATTACATCTTTACCAGTTGGTCAACTGCTTGCCTCAAATGGAACTATATCATTATTTGATGATGATCAAGCGTTTAATGATCAAAATAATCTTAGCATTATTTCAGACTATGTAAGAAAAAATATAAAGTTTAATTTTTATGAAGTAATTCTTGATGTTGATGGGTTTGACTATTACGTTCCAATAAAAACCTTATACTCTGAAGGGTTTCCACAAGCAGATGTAACGGCAGGAACACTGTCTATTAACCTTAGAGACTTTTTCTTTTTTTTAGAATCAATGCCCGCCCCAAGACTTTTAACAACAGAGACATCTTTAAGTTATGCAATTACAACTTTACTTGACTATATTGGCTTTACAAATTATTCTTTCAAAAGAACTGAAGGAGAATCAGATCCAATAATTCCATATTTTTTTGTAGCACCAGATCAAAATGTTGCACAGGTTTTAAATCAACTTGCTCTTGCAACACAGACGGCAATGTTCTTTGATGAATATAATAACTTTATCGTAATGAGTAAAGACTATCTCATGCCTACACTAGAGCAAAGATCAACAGACTTTGTTTTTTCTGGATCTAATAATCAAACAGACACTGGTGTGACAGAAAATGCAACATCTGGAAATTTACCTAACATTATATCCATAGCATCAAAAGACAAAAAAATCTATAATGATGGAAAGATTAACTATACAAGTAGATACATCCAAAGATCTTATGGAACAATTAGACAGTCCAGTATGGTTGATCAAAATAAAACTTGGATCTACAAGCCTGCGCTACTTTGGGAAGTTTCGGGAACAGATAATACAAAAACAATAAATGAAGTCGCTTCAAAGCAGGGTAGTTATGTATTAGGAGCAATGCCATTAAACTCTAATATACCCTCTGTAGCACCAACAGTAGTTAATCATGCCATAACAAATAACCTAATGGACCTAGGAGAAAACATCTATTGGCTAACCAGATACAATGGATACCTATACTCTAATGGTGAAATTATTAGATATGATGCAGCAGAGTTTAACATAACTGGAGTTGGAAATGTTTTTATTAGCAATAACCAAGAGTATCAAAAATACTTTGCTTCAATTTCTTTTAATGGAAAAATCTATCCTACAGGATTAATAAGAATCTATACGGTTCCTTATTATGAAACTGTTGATGGAATTAATAGATTGCAAAATGGAGCAGTCGTAGAGCATGGTCGTGGTCAGTTTGGAACAGCCATAACTAGCCACACTGCTGGAATAAATGACTATTGGTCAAACAATGAATATGTTCGTGGCTGCAATATGCAAGCAGGGTACATGTTTACAACACAATTAGATCAAGACGTTACCTATCCTTCTACAACTGTAGGTGCTGCTGGAGTAGACAATGTTCTTGCAAGACAAACAACACGCAATGGTGTTATTAAAAACTTTATGGCAAATAATTACTTAACAGAAACATCAGTTAATAATTTAAAAAGTACAGAAACTGGAACTATTCAGTCATCTGCCTTGGTAATGAATGGTCCATCTTTTAAAACAACTGAAACACCACTTAACTTTATTTCTTATGTTTATAAACCATTAAATAATGCTTATAAGCATTTTGGAACAAGAATTAGAGTTGTTGGAAAAATTGAAAATAATATCAACAGAACCCAAACACCTATTGGAAGTACAACTTACTACCAGGCTTCTGGAGTTCAACCAGATCAGAATGTAAATATTGGTGGTGGCTCTGGAGGTTTGGCTATTCTTCTTAATCCAGAAACTAACAACGGATATTACTTTGAAATTATTGCGTTAACAGAAGATAACGTTACTTCATATTTAAAATTAAATACAAAAGGTGAGGCTGAAAAGTCTATCAATAATGTTGTTTTTTATAAGATTAAAAAAGACTCTTCAAATAATGATGCTATTCCAGTTAAACTTTACGGAGGTCTTTCAAAAATACTTGTCGATGATGGAAGATTTACAGGTCAGTATCGAATGGCGGGAGAAGAAAATCCAACAGTTTATGATCTCTCTGTAGAGTATCAAGACATTGGAAAAACCAGAAGGTTCTTTTTATACATAAATAATAAATTAATTAAAATTGTTGATGATAAAGATCCACTGCCAATTTATAACAATATGGCTTTGTTTACTCGTGGTTCATCACGATGCATGTTTGAAAACATTTATGCTCTTTCAGAAAACTATTCTCAGAACAGTGTATTTACTGTTGGAGAAACACTAGCATCTTCTTTGTCTGAAGGAAAGATCAATGCAAATGAATCTTTTAGAAAGTATGCCATGAGCGGAGTAGTTCAATCAACTTATTTATCTGGAGTTAGTGCACAAGAACCACCAAAATATAATATGTATTTTGAAGAATTTGGTTCCATTATGCGTGAATGTGCTTACTTTAATATTAAATATGATCGTGCATACCCAGCATTATACGCACAACTATCTCCAACCTTTAATAGAATTAAGGGCTATACAACTTCTGGATTTAGAGCAGACTCATACGGGGCAGAATTTTTAATATTTAATGCAACAGATAAAGCGTTAAGTCTAGATGAAACTACTGGAAACTTTTTAAGAATTCAAGGAATTACATTTACACAAGATACAACGCATGAATTAAGTGTTGATGAATATTTTAAAAAACGTGGAAATCTTGCAGACCCAGAGTTTAAAGGTGATACCTTAGTTTATTCTCCTCTTGTAGAAAAAATAAAGTATGATGAAATTAGACAGAGTAGAATTATTTATGGTAAAAATGATTTTAGTATTGATAGTATTTATATTCAAACTCCAGATGATGCTGAAGAACTAATGGGTTGGATTATTAATAAAATCATGCATCCTAAAAAATCTATTGGCATTAATATATTCTCAATACCAACATTACAACTTGGAGATATTGTTACTATTAATTATAAAGACTCTACAAATCTAGACTTAGTAACACCAGATTCAACTAGGTTTGTTGTTTATAATATTGAATACTCTAGAGGAGTAGAGGGACCAGATATGACTGCATATTTGAGTGAGGTATAAATAAATGTTTGAGACATCAAGATTTGAAGGAATACCTTCAGCAAGTTCTGCTTCACAGTCTACTGGAATGACAAATAAATCTGCAACACCAATAAAAGTTACTGTTGAAAAAGGTGATACGTTAACTTCTATTGCTAAAGAAAATAATACAACAGTAAAAGCAATTCTTGCAGCAAATCCTAAATTTACAGAACAAGCCAAATATCAAGGTGGAAAGATGATTTGGTCTGGAACAAAAGTTGTAATTCCTCCTAAATTTTCTACACCAGCAAAAACAAATACTCCTGTATTAGATGTTCCTAAACCAGTTGGACCACCACTAGATACCTCAACTACATCAACACCAGCGACAACAGATACAGCGACAACAGATACAGCGACAACAAATACAATAACAACAAATACAATAACAACAAATACAACAACAAGTCGTGGCGGATATACAAATGCAACTCCTATAACACCAGCAGATATAACAGCCGTTTCTGTTGCTGCTGGGCTACCTCCAGCACCACCAGTAAAGACTGCGCCAATAGATACAATATTATTTGATAATAATGAAGTTCCAATTGAGGTAATGACAGACCTTATTTTTGAAAATATTGGAGGGCATGAATTAATTAACATTGCTCGTAATGATATTATTAATGGTCAACAGATTTCTTATCAACCCATTAAAAATATATCTTCAATCCAGCAACAGTATAATCCAAACAATATTGTTAGTCTTCAGTCTACCTCCGATAAGTATTTTGCTAACTTTTCAATAAAATTAGAAAATAAAATACCACAATTAGGAACGGGTCCAGATGGTGGGAGTATTTATATTGATCCTAATAATGGGAATATAGTAATTGAAATTATAAATGTAGAGTTAGACGAGCAGGTAGAGGTAGAAATTACCGTAAGTGGTACAATATATGAAGCGGAATTTGGAGAAATAGTATCATGATAACTAACACTGGCAAAAGCATTATAGGTAAATATATGATTGGTCAGGCTCCAGCCTATGCCTCTTATATTGCCATTGGATGTGGACCAACACCGTTAGATACAGAAGATGTTCAAGCAGATTTTTCTGCAAAAGAGGCTTTAGACTTTGAGATGTTTAGAGTTCCCATATCATCTAGAGGGTTTGTTAATGAAAACGGAATAAATAAAATTGTACTAACAGCAGAGTTGCCTACTGAAGAACGATATGAAATTACAGAGATTGGACTATACTCTGCAGGATCAAACCCTTCTGCTGGTGCATATGATAGCAAAACAGTATTTGCTTTTACTACTGCTGAAAACTGGCAATACCATACAGAGGCTGCAGCGACTGCAATCAATCTATATTCTTCGCCATTAGATGATCCAGAAGACGACAACATTATTGCTGTTGCAGATCCTGTCTTTCAAACAAATGCAGATAACTCTATTTTTTATAAATCAAGTCGCGCATCTAGATATGAAAGATGTAGATTTTTAAATAACATAATTTTTATTCAAGGTGATGATGCTGATCTTACAATCAGTGAAGATAGCGGTCCAACACAAGATCGTTTTGTTATTGAGGCTGGATCAAACCACATACACTTAACTGGAGCCAATGTTGATTTTACAAGAAACTCTCCAACTGATGAACTTAAGTTAGCGTTTTCTTTAGTAAACAAAGATGGTGATTCGTCTGCAATTCCAGAAACAGTAAGAATCCTTGTTGACTTTGCTTCAACTGATGACGGGTCTGGAGAGTTTGCAAGGTTTGAAGCAGAGATAAATCATGGAACATCTGGCAATCCAGAACTAGTTCAAGATTTTGAAACAAATAGATATTTTGTTGTAACTAAACAACTACAAGACCTGTATACAAGTGCAAACTTTACGTGGAATGCTGTAACTATTGTAAAAATGTATGTTTCTGTTATTGATAGTGGGGTACCATCAGATAACTACTACGTAGGACTTGATGCCATTAGACTAGAAAATGTAGCAACTGTTAACCCTCTTTATGGGCTTACTGGATACTCTTTAATTAAAACCAATAATGCTGAAACAATTATTAAGTCTCCTAATACAAGTAATTATATTGAATTTAGATTTTCAATAGGTGTAACATAATGGCTAATGAAAATATTAAAAAGGTTAGAGTTCAGCAAGATAGTCTTCCAACAATAAACAGTATTACTGAAAAGTATAATGTTAGATATCGAGTTATCTCTGAAGATAAAAACAGAGTATCTCATTGGTCACCTATTGTAACTCTTGATCCAGAGTATATTTATACTTCAGGAAATATTACAATTGCTTCTTCTACATTAACTACCGCTGCTTGGGACACAGTAACAGTTAAAATTGGAACACAAACAATAAGACAAGCAAAAGATTATGATGTTTGGGTAAAATGGAGCAAGGCAGCAGGGGATGGAGACTTTAATTATGTTCAAAGAATCTCTGGCAATTCTGTTACTCTTGTGCACCCAACAACATTTTTTATTAACGGGGTAGATCAAGAGGAGGCACCAAATAGAATTACTATTGAAGTATACTTAAAGGGTGAACCAATATCAAGAACATCTACAAACCTTTTAGTTTATAGCCCAGCAATACATACGATCTAGTGATATAATGGAGATATAATGGCAAGAGTACCGCTACCAGAACGAGGACAACCTCTAGATGTAACATATATTTATCAGTTGGCTGATACTATTAATGATTTATCTACCCAGGTTTCTTCAGCAACTTATAATTACACTACGGTAGACACTGTGAGTGCGGGTAAACAGAGCGTTAAAACCTCTGAGGCTCGTATGATTGGTGGATATGTTGAAGTTGCAAATAACTCAACTGTGAGCGCAGGAAACGAAAAGACATTCTCTTATGACTTTCCTAGCGACTTTAAGTATCAACCTATAGCAACTGCTACTCCAGTTAATATTGGTAATACACCCGCTGGACAAAATGTAAGCATTATTTTAAAAACAGTTACAACATCAAGAATAGAAGGAATTGTACGTTTTGGTGCTTCTGGAGATTTATCTTTAGCAGTTAACCTAATTATTCTTGGTATACCAAACTAATCTTAGGGGTGAGAAGTGGTTTTTTGCAAAAAATGCAAAGGTCGTATGTTTGTTGATAGACAATACACTACAACAGAACATATGGAAATATTCTGTATGTTGTGTGGGTTAAGAAAGTTTTTTCATCCACCATCAGAAAGTGAGCAAGGTAGATGGATACTGCAAAAGGAAAAATCCAGAGCCAACAATACAATAACGAGTCTGTAATAAAGGGAAACCAAAAGATTTGGTTTTTAAATAAAGACTTAGTTAGACTGTATCATTCATCACGATCTACTGGGATGGTGACTGTTTATAATATAAACAAAGATAGAATTGAAACATGCTTAAGGTCTGACTTTAGAAAAAATAGACAAAGAGCATATACTGTTGCGGAGACTGCTAAGTTAGTTAATCGTCACAGAAAGTATATGCCAAGTTTAATTAAACGAGGAGTCATCCCAAGACCTATTGGTTCAAGCCTTGATGGTAAAACTGGATGGCAAATAAGATCTTATTACTCAGAAAATCATGTAAAAGAGATTCGTGCTATACTTGCATCAATACATATTGGACAACCAAGAAAAGATAAATTAATAACAAATAATATGACTCCTACAAGCCAAGAGTTGACACGGAGAATGGGAGACGGTATACTTACATATACAAGAACAGAAGACGGACGATACATTCCAGTATGGTCTGAAAGTATTTAAAATAGAAATGGGTGGGTAATGGAAAACGAATCAACAAAGGTAAATGTAACTCTGGGATATACGCTTAATCTGGGCAACTTTCAATCTTTAAGACTTGATCTTGGAGTTGTAGATTCTAAGCGTGATGGAGAAAGCACAGAGCAGGCTTTTGAGCGTGTGTATAAGTTTGTAGAAGACAAACTAACAGACAAGATTAAAGAAGCACAAGAAGAAGCCTCAGAAGCATAATGGCTGAACGCAAAGACCGCATGGCTTTGCTTAGTAGATATAGCAAGTTACATACTGCAAAGTACGAAGTAAAGCCATCTCTTAATTTAAATGTAGAGCAGTGGGCTTCTGATGCTCTTGTAGAGTCTTACGGAATTAGCAAGTGTTATGACTTATTAGATTATTACTTTAAGGTAGGACAAGTTCATAGTTGGAATTATTTTGCATACAATGCAGAAAAAATTCTTAATGGTAAACTAGAAGCAGAAGAAGATATTAAACAAAGAATAGAAGGTAGAAAATTGGCAAGGAAGTGGCTAAGTGAATAATACAGAAGCAAGAGTTATATCAGCACTACTTAAAGATAAACAAATGCACGTTTTATTGCAAGCCAATGTTGAGAACCTTCTTAGAACACATAATGATATTTGGAATTTTATTCGACTATACTTTGAAAATAACGGAAGCGTTCCACCAGTATCTCTTGTTGTTGAAAAGTTTAGAGATTTTCAACCAGTTGAAGGAATAGGGGCAACAAAGCATCACCTTGAAGAATTGCAAACAGAATATCTAAATGATAGCCTTAAGGATATTCTTAGATCTGCAGCAGGTGAAGTACAAGGTGGAGAAGGTTCAAAAGCGCTAGAAGAACTTATTACAAAAACATCAGAATTAAAAAAGAACACTTCTACAATTCGTGATATTGATGCAACTGATTTAGATTCTGCTGTAGCATATTATGAACATGTACAGAAGATGAAAGAGACTGGTCAACTTGGTATTAAAACTAATCTTCCAGGGTTCGATAACTATCTACCTTCTGGAATTATGCCAGGTCAACTTGGAGTATTCCTTGCTTATCCTGGAATTGGTAAATCTTGGATGGCTTTATACTTTGCAGTGCAAGCATGGAAGCAGGGTAAATCACCTTTAGTTATTTCACTTGAAATGTCTGAGACTGAAGTTCGTAATCGTGTATTTGCAATTATGGGTGAAGGGGTTTGGTCACACAGAAAGTTAAGCAATGGTGAAGTTGAGTTAGACATGCTTAAGAATTGGCACAAGAATAAAGTTGAGGGTAGACCAGAGTTTCATATTATTTCAAATGATCAAGGTGGAGAAATAACTCCTTCAGTTATTCGTGGAAAGATTGATCAGTACAAGCCAGACTTTGTTATTGTAGACTATCTACAACTAATGAGTCCAAATCAAAAAGCAGATAATGAAACGGTACGAATGAAGAACCTTTCAAGAGAACTTAAACTAATGGCTATTAGCGAAGAAGTTCCTATTATTGCTATCTCATCTGCGACACCTGATGATGTTAAAGACCTCAGCAGCGCCCCTACACTGGGTCAGACAGCATGGTCTAGACAGATTGCTTATGATGCTGACTGGGTTATGGCTTTAGGTCGTGCTACAAATAGCGATATTATTGAATGCGTATTTCGCAAAAATCGTAATGGTTTTATGGGAGATTTTTTAGTTCAGGTAGATTTTGACAAAGGTTACTATCGTTACAAAGACATGGAAGATTTAAATCAATGAATGATATTTATACAGAAGAACAAATTAGACGAGTCTTAAATGGTATTGGCACAGACGTAGAAGCAGAGTTTGGAAACGAACTAATTATTTATTGTCCTTATCATAATAACAGTAGAACTCCAGCAGGAGAAATATCAAAAGAGCATGGAAGGTTTTTTTGTTTTGGCTGCCAAGTTACAAAAAGTTTAGAAGAATTTGTTATGACAGTATCAAACAGAACATACTTTGAGGCTGTCAGATATATTAAAGGCAAGAGTCAAGAAACTGATTTAACAAATGTTATTAACAAAACGCTTTATAGTCCACCAGATTTTGTTCAATATGATGAGTTACTTATTAAAAGATTAAACAATCAGGCTATGGAATCTCCAAGAGCAGTTAAATACTTTGAAGGTCGTAAGATTACAAAAGAATCTATGGTTAAGTTTTCTTTAGGTTATTCAGAAAAGCAAGACTCTGTTACTGTTCCAATGCACAACCATGATGGATTATGTTTGGGCTTTGTTGCTAGAACAATTGAGGGTAAAGAGTTTAAAAATACCCCAGGACTTCCAAAAAGTAAGATCTTGTTTAATCTTAATAGAATTAAAACATCAAGCACCGTATACGTTGTAGAATCATCCTTTGATGTAATACGACTAGATCAAATAGGTTTCCCAGCAGTTGCAACTCTGGGTGCTAATGTGTCTGTTTCACAAATCAGACTATTAGAAAAGTACTTCAACAACGTTGTACTAATAGCAGACAATGATGAAGCAGGAGTTATTATGACAGAAAAGTTAGTAGAAAAACTTGGGTCAAGAGTAACTGTTGTTAATCTAGATAAAAAATATAAAGACATAGGCGATATGGATGATGAGTCAGTAAAGAAACTTGAGTTTCAGTTTGACAATTCCATAGTGGCTATGCTAAAATAAATATAACAAACAAAAGGAGAAGAATATGAGCGTAGTAAAGGGACTCAAAAACATTAATGCCCTGCTCGAAAAACCAAAGTATGATGAAAACTCACCAAAGGTAAAGTGGCTAAAACTTGCTGATGGTCAAGCAGTAAAAATTCGTTTTATTGAGGAACTAGATGAAGACTCTGCAAACTATAATCTAGAACGTGGTCTTGCTCTAGTTGTAAAAGAACACACAAATCCAAAAGACTATAAGCGCAAGGCTGTAGATACTATGGAAGCAGAAGGTCGTGACTGGGCAGAAGAGATGCATCGTAAAGATCCAAAGGCTGGCTGGAGAGCACGCCTTCGTTTCTATTGCAACGTTCTAGTAGACGATGGTATTGAAACACCCTATGTTGCTATCTGGTCAATGGGTGTAAGCAAGCAATCAGCATTTAATACAATTCGTGAGTATGTTCTTGAAACAGGAAGCATATCAAATGTACTTTGGAAAGTAAAGCGTAATGGTCAGGGAACTGAAACATCATACACAATTATTCCAGGTGCTCCAGACAAAGAACCATTTTCTTGGGGTGAAGTAAAACCTTATCCTCTTGAGTTGGCATTAAAGAACATCCCATATGCCGAACAAGAAGCATTCTATTTGGGCTTTGATGGTCCATCAACTTCTTCTGCTACCAACATCGACTGGTAGTAGATGAATTACGTAGGCTTACACGTACACACACACTATTCATTATTTGATGGTGTTGCTACTCCAGAAGAATATATAGACCGAGCAGTTGAACTTGGTATGCCAGCATTGGCTATCACAGATCACGGAACTTTATCTGGGCATCGGGAACTGTACCGCATTGCAAAAGCAAAAGGTGTAAAGCCTATTCTTGGCGTAGAAGGATATTTTTGTCCAGATCGATTTGATAAAAGGGCAAAAGCAGAACGCACTGAGCCAACTGATATGATTTATAATCATATTGTCCTTCTCGCTAAGAACCAACTTGGGTTAGAAAACCTAAACAAGATAAATGAAATTGCTTGGACTGAAGGATACTTTAATAAGCCACGCTTTGACTTTGAAGTTCTTGAAAAGTATGGCGAAGGTATTATTGTTTTATCTGGATGTCTAAGCGGTATCATTGCTAAAGCACTTGAACATGGAGAATATGCTCAGGCTAAGAAACACATTGAATGGTTTAAGAGAGTATTTGAAGATGACTTTTATATGGAACTTATGCCACACAATGGAGCAGAAGTAAACAAGCAACTTGCAGATCTTGCTGATGAATTTAAGATTCAAACTGTTATTACACCAGATTGTCATCATGTTGATGAATCACAAAAAGAAATTCAAGAATTTAAACTATTGATGAACTCGCATGCAAAGGTTCAAAAAGATGTTACATACGAAAAATCTAAGAAGCAAGATGGAATGATGAAGCGTCTTGACTATCTATATGGAGAAGATCGTAAGATGTCATTTAACAAGTTTGATATTCACCTTCTTTCATATGATGAAATGAAGTCTGCCATGGAATTGCAGGGTATTGACAGAGAAGACATGTATATTAACTCTATGCTTATTGCTGATAAGGTAGAGGACTACGACATTAAAGATGGACTAAATCTGCTACCAGTACAGTATAAGAATCCAGATAAAGAACTTAAGGCTCTTGCACTTGATGGTTTGAAAGAAAAAGGTTTAGATACAAACACTGAATACCTTGATCGTCTCAATGAAGAATTGACCATTATTCAAGATAAGTCTTTTGCTCCATACTTTCTTGTTGTAAGTAATATGATTACTTGGGCAAAGAAAGAAGGAATTATGGTTGGTCCAGGTCGTGGATCTTCTGCTGGTTCATTGGTTTGTTATTCACTTGGCATTACAGAGATTGATCCTATTGAGCATGGTCTTTTGTTTTTCCGTTTCATTAACCCTGATCGTAATGATTTTCCTGATATTGATACAGATATTCAGGATAACCGTCGTGAAGAAGTAAAGGATTATTTAGTTAGACAGTATAGACACGTTGCATCTATTGCTACATTCCTTCAGTTTAAAGACAAAGGGGTTGTACGAGATGTAGCACGAGTTCTTGACATTCCATTAACAGATGTTAACAAAGTTCTTAAACTTGTAGATACTTGGGATGATTTTTGTTCATCAAAGACTACAGTCTGGTTTCGTGATAAATATCCAGAAGTAGAAATATATGGAGAAAAACTTCGTGGTAGAATTCGTGGAACAGGAATCCATGCTGCTGGTGTTGTAACTAGCAAAGAGCCAATATTCAGACACGCTCCAATGGAAACAAGATCAAGCACTGGCAGTGATGAACGCATTCCAGTTGTTGCTGTTGATATGGAAGAAGCAGAAAGAATTGGATTAATTAAGATTGATGCACTTGGACTTAAAACATTAAGTGTTATGCAAGACACAATAAAGATGATTAAAAAGAATCATTTTAAAGAAATTAAACTACTTGAAATTGATTTAAAAGATGCAAATGTTTATGAGATGTTATCAAGCGGGTATACAAAAGGGGTGTTTCAGTGTGAAGCAACACCATATACAAACCTTCTTGTTAAGATGGGTGTAAAAAACCTTAATGAACTTGCAGCATCAAATGCTTTAGTTAGACCTGGCGCTATGAATACTATTGGTAAAGATTATATTGCTCGTAAACATGGAAAGCAAAACGTATCTTATAGTCATCAAATTATGAAACCATTTACGGAGGATACTTATGGCTGTGTTTTATACCAGGAACAAGTTATGCAAGCATGCGTACACCTTGGCGGTATGTCCATGTCGGAAGCAGATAAAGTTAGAAAGATCATTGGAAAGAAAAAAGATGCTAAAGAGTTTGACGTATTCAAAGACAAATTTGTTAAAGGTGCTTCTACCTATATTAGTCCCAATCAGGCTCTTGATCTATGGCATGACTTTGAAGCGCATGCGGGATACTCGTTCAACAAGTCTCACGCAGTTGCTTACTCTACAGTCTCGTATTGGACGGCGTGGTTAAAGTATTACTACCCTCTAGAGTTTATGTATTCACTATTAAAGAATGAAAAGGATAAAGATGGAAGAACTGAATATCTTATTGAAGCAAAGAGAATGGGGATTAGCATTAAACTACCTCATATTAACGATTCGGATAAAGATTTTAAAATTGAGGGTAAGGGTATTAGGTTTGGACTCAGTGCTATCAAGTACATATCTGACACAATTGCAGAAAGATATATTGCAGCACGACCATTTGGTTCTTACAAAGAACTTGAAGAATTTACGTTTACTAAAGGTAATGGAGTAAATAGTCGTGCACTACAGGCACTAAGAGTTATTGGTGCTGCAAACTTTTCTGACAATCCACGCAATGAAGAAGAGATTAAAGAAAATCTTTATGACTATCTAAATCTTCCAGAGTTTAATATTACAGTTCCTTCTCACTATCACGCCTTTATACAAGAGGTTTGTGACTTTGAAGAGCGTGGTTCATTTATTCTTATGGGCATGGTAAAAAGCATTAAGCGTGGAAAAGGTTGGTCAAGAGTTGAAGTTTTAGATAAGACTGGATCAATTGGTATTTTTGATGAAGAGCAAACCAGTATTGAACCAGGAAAAACATATCTTTTACTTGCTACAGATAACAGAATTGTTTCTGCTATTCCAGTTGATGAGATTAAAGGATCTTCAAATGCACTCATTAAGTTCTTAAACTATAAGCAATTGCCATTTACAGATGAAGAAATGTTTGTTGTATCATTTAAACCAAGAATAACTAAGGCTGGAAAAAAGATGGCTTCTCTTACTTTGGCAGACACCAGTAGAGATCTTCATCCAGTTACAGTTTTTCCAACATCTTTTGCACAGGCATATATGCATATTGAAGAGGGTAACTCATACAAGTTTAAATTTGGAAAGACTAAGGATGGAACAATCATAATGGAGGAAGTAAGTGTTTAATAAAATAAAAATAAATGTATGGAAGGTAATATCACAATGTCAGTAACAATGGAAGACGTGCTCGCACAACTTAATCCCAAGTTAAGAAAGACCATTATGGTTGGTGATTCAGTACCACCAACAGAGTATGCTCAAACACCTAGTTTTGGCTTAAACCGCGCTCTTAATGGAGGTCTTCCGTATGGCAGACAGGTACTTGTCTGGGGCTCTAAATCGTCTGCAAAATCCTCTCTATGCCTTCAGATGATAGGTATAGCACAGAAGGAAGGAAAGATCTGTGCATGGATTGATGCTGAGATGTCATACGATAAGGTCTGGGCAGAACGACTTGGGGTAGACTCATCAAAACTTATCTACTCACAGGCTAGAACAATTAATGAGATGGTTGATGTTGGAACTAATTTAATCAATGCTGGAGTTGATATTGTTGTGATTGACTCAATTACATCTTTGCTTCCCGCTATTTATTTTGAAAAAGATTCAGATGAACTTAAGCAATTAGAAAATACTAAACAAATTGGTGCAGAGTCTCGTGACTTTAGTAACGCATGGAAGATGATTAACTATTCTAACAATAAGGTTAAGCCAACTCTTTTTGTATTGATTTCTCAATCTCGTAATAACATTAACGCAATGTACACAAGCCAGCAGCCAACAGGTGGTCAGGCAACTAAATTTTATTCGTCAACAGTTATTAAACTGTTCTCATCAGAATCTGATAATCAAGCCATCAAGGGCAAGATTAAGATTGGTGATAAGTTGATTGAAGAAAAAGTTGGCAGAAAGATTAGATGGGAACTGCAGTTTTCCAAAACTTCTCCAGGATTTCAATCAGGCGAGTATGACTTTTACTTTAGAGGAGATGAAGTTGGAATTGACTCTATTGGAGATCTTGTAGATACAGCAGAGGCATCAGGATTAGTTAATAGAACTGGAGCATGGTATCAGTTAGACGATGGTACAAAAGTTCAGGGGAGAGATGGTTTTATTAATCGTGTTAAAGAAGACTTAACCTTACAAGAAGAACTTAAAAATAAGTTGATCAATGGCTAAAGAATTTACTGTATATTCAGGACAGTTTCTATGTAAAAACTGTGGTGTTGAAGTAACATCGTTAAGATACTGGGCTGAAAGTGGAGACGCTACTTGGATGTGTTTGAATAAACATATATCTAAGGTTAATCTTCTTCCTATTAAAAAAAGCAAAAAGGATTTTGCTAATGAGTGAAAGAGGAGAGTCTAAACGGATAGGCGCTAAGCAGCATAAAAACTCTGGTAGAAATAATACTAAAGGTGATGCTTCTTGGCATAACTTTGTTTTAGATTTTAAAGAATGCTCTAAATCATTTACTCTTAATCAAGATGTTTGGGCTAAGGTTGTGACAGATGCCTTAAAGAAAAGCATGGATCCAGCATTAGTTATTGTTTTAGGCGAGGGTACACAGAAGGTGCGTTTGGCAATCATAGAGTTAGAGTTACTAGAACAGT